CCGGTTCGGCTTGCCGTCGCTCGAGACAGACATCGTCGGACGGTGGATGTAGAGCGTGATCCCGAACTCGGAGACGATGCTCTCGATGCTCATCTGATCCTCCGGTACGGGGCGAGCATCCGCTTCTCCTCGTCCTCGATCTCGACGAGCGAGCGCGTCGAGTAGGAGTAGCCTCCGAGCGACTCGCTCGCGATGGAGCGGTCGCGCGTCCTGGCGCGGTATGAGCGCGCCGCGATCGTCAGGGTCGCGAGCTCGACATCGGAAGGGATCGTCGCGTAGCCGGCCGTATAGTCGATCAGGACGGAACGGTAGCGGTTCAGCGTGCTCCCGTAGATGATTCCGTTCTCAAGTTCCGGGATGTATTCGTCGATTCCCTCGGTCGGTGCCTCGAGGTACGCCGTCGAGTTTCGGACATCGCGGCCGGCAAGTCGGCGGATGTATCGGCTCGGCACATTGAGGATGAGGCCGGCAGAGAATCCGCTTATGGTGTTGATGTGTTGCACGACTTCCGACGAGACATCGTGCGCTCCGAATGAGACTTGGCTCGCCGTCTCCGTTCCGGTCGATGTGACGCGCGTGAGATGGACCTGATCCGCGTCGACGGCGACAGACGCGAAAGCGTCGGTCGAGTTGGTCGAGTTGATCGACAGAACCGAATCCCATCCGACTCCGACGAAGCGGATGACGGTCGCCGGATAGTTGTATAGGACGAGCTTCTGCTGTCCGGTCGTGTCGCGGACCTCGTAGTATCGCTGCTCGGTGAAGTTCCGCGCGCAATGCGTCTGGACGATCCGGCTCGCTTGCTGGATCGACCATTGCAGGACCATGTCGTCAGCCGTGTCCGTCACCCCGAGCCATGTCTTGAGGACCGCTAGGGTCGTGAGATTGTTCGTGTCGATCGCCACGCTTCGGCTCCTTCCGCTTCCTCATCGGCTTGTCGGGAGGGTCGGTCGATTCCGCGAAGAGCGGAGCCGCTGCCGCGACGCACTGCGCGTAGCCTTCGCGAACAAGCCGCTCGGCGAGGTCGCTCGAGAGATTGATTCGAGCGCCCGGACGAAGGTCGCGCCGGCCGACCGCAGGATCGTAGACGGAGAACGGACGAAGGACGATCAGTAGGTCATGCATTCGGCCGGCCTCCCCTCATCGTAGTATCGGTTGAGGTACTGGTGGCGGACAGAGCAGTCGTCCATCGGCCAAGTGATGACGAGCTGGAGATGACCGAGCCTCACCTTCGGGGTCGCGCATACGCGCTTTCCGTGCTCCCGCAGCTTGTGCCAGAAGTAGATGTCGTCGTCCGTCCGCTTGTCGTCCCATCGTCCGTCCTGATCCGGGACGGCTAGGAACCATGGATGCGGGATGTCCCGCAGCGCGTCGAGCCTGATGAGCGTCAGACCGAAGTGTCCGTTCTTGATGTCGACCGCCTCGTTGTAGAAGTGGTCGATCGCGACCTGGGGCATCGGATTTCCGTCATTGTCGATGCAGTTCAAGAGCAGCGCGTCCCGGTCGCGTCCGATCTGGAGCGGACACAAAGCGGCGATATCCGGGTTGTCCTCCATGATCTGCCACAGCCTTGCGACATCACGGATGTCGAAGATCGAATCGTAGTCGATGGTCAAGGCGTACTTGGTCCCACGCTCTGCCTCCTTCGTCAGCATCCGCTCGAGGCACTGTCCCCAGAAGACCCCGGTGGACTTCACGAATGGGATCTGAAGCTTCGCGATGGCCTCGAGCGTGTGCGACATCGTTTCGGTCCACGACACGCGAGGGAGCGACATGATCGCGGTGACTCCCTTCAGCGGTATGGGAGTCTCCCGTCGAGTCCTCTTTTCGGCGACCACCGAGATCCGTTCCTCGGTCGGCTTCCATGCGAGCGATGACGCCCCACCGACGATCTCGAATCCCGCCATGTTGAGGAGGTCGCAGACCTTCCCACGGTTGAAGATGGCACGGTTCAATCCGTTCTCGCCGCAGAGGATCGGCTCGATGTCGGCCTTGCCTTCTCGGTACGCGGAACAGACCCAGTCGAAGTCGACCACGGAAAGGCTGATCCTCCCCCGGTCGCGCAGCTTCCCACAAAGGTGCCGCAGGAGCCTGATGCTCTCGGAATACTTGACCTTGTCGAGCCAGTCCCCGAGCTCGATGGACGCGAGCGATCCGTCCTCAATGCCTTCGCAGCGCGTGTCCTCCAGCGACTTGACGACGAGCGTATCCGTGCTCTTCTCTGCTTCCATGCTGTCCTCCTAGAAGGAGCATAGCATCCAAAAAAGAAGCGCGGCAGTCCGAGGACCGCCGCGCTCCGGAGGAGAGATGGAACCGGATCAGAGGCCGACCGAGTTCTGGACCGCAGCCGTGCTGCGCGTGTTCACGGTGTCGCCGGCATCCGACAGCTCGCAGATGAGCGCGCAGATGCCAGTGGCACCCGGCGCGAACTGCGCCTTGAGGTACCTCTTGCGACCGCCGAGGGGCACCGCCCAGACCATCTTGGAGACGGTCGTCGCCGCCGAGACGGTGTTGGTCGTCCAGTCGGTCCCCTGCACATAGCCGGAGACGGCGTTGGGCGTTCCGCCGGAGGTGTCGCTCTCGACGAGCGTGTTGTTCTGCGTAGCCGCGGCGTTGGTCATGTTGCCGACCGCGATGATCTTGGCGAAGTTGAAACCCTGGGTGTCGAACTCCGCGGTGAGTGCGGTGGCGTTCGTGGTGAAGCCGCCGTGGACGGTGCGAGTTGAGCTCTTCATGGTGTTGCTCCTTGTGGATCAGAGGGTGAGCTTGACCATCGCGCCGGTAGCGGACGCTCCGCCCACATTCGCGCAGACGATGTCGAAGCGCTCGGTGCCGCGGACGACACGCTCGTCCTGCTCGAAGGCGTTCAGAGCGGAATCGGAGAACGCGACCGAGGTCGCGCGACGGTCGCCGAGGTAGCAGGCCTGCGAGAGGTCGCCGATGTAGGCGTAGACCGCGCCGTCAGCCTCGGTGGTCGGGAGCACCTGCGAGAACTCGACAGGGTAGCCGAAGAAGCGCGGGGCGATCCCGTTCGACATCTCGGCCGCAGTGACGCCGCCGGATGCCATTGCGAGACGCTCGAAGACAGCGTGGAAGACCTTCTTGTGGCAGTAGATCTTCACATTGTTGCGAGCGTAGGCCCACGCGGGGAGCAGTCCGAGCGCGGAGTGGATGTTGGCGATGACGACTCCGGCGTGAGTCGTGACCGCTCCTGCGTCGGACACCTGGTAGGTCGTGTCGGTGAGAGCGCCAGCAAGTCCGACGATGCCGCCGTAGGTCGAGGTGCCGGTGCCGTTGAAGCCGGCGTCGTCCTCCTTGTAGGAGAACTGGTACGCGATCTCGTTCGCGATGTCGTCGCCGATGTTGACGATCCGATGTCGTCGCCGATGTTGACGATCGCGTCCTCGAGCAGCTCGTTCGAGACGGTCGTGAGGCACATCAGCTTCTTCGCGACCAGCTGGACGGAGTCGAGCGTCTGCGTCGACTCGGTGCCGGCGTTCGCCTCGCCGACGAAGTACGCCGTGAGGCCGGCCGTGCGCTTCGGGATGCGCAGCGTGTCCGAACCCATCGGGTAGATCTTCGCGTTGCGGCGGAAGACGCCGTAGGACTCGCGGAGCGAGATCAGCTCGTTCTCGAACTCGTCGGGGACGAGGAAGCCGCCGGCGCTGTTCACGCCCTCGGTGTGCGCCTTCATGTGGATGCCGTTGTTCTTGCAGAACTGGGCGCTCTTCTGGTGGCCCATCGCGGCGAGGCACCACGAACCGAAGCGGTAGGCGTTCTCCTTGCTCTTGAAGGCCTTGAGCTTGCCGTACTGCTTTGCGGTGTCCCAGGCCTTCGGCTCTGCGACGACGGCCATCGGACGCGCCGACGGAGCGGCGTTTGCGACGAGCGCCGACCGGACGCTCTTCGCGATCTTCTCTTCGAGGTTCTCGGTGTTCATGCTGTCCTCCTCCATCTCGGGCGCAGGGGCCGCGGCGGAGATCGTGATGTCAAGGGATTCCGGATCGACGGCAAGACCGTTCTCGTCGACGATCATGTACTTGTCGAGGATGAGCTTCTTCTGGGCGACGACGCCCGTCTCACCCTTGAACTTGCCGGCGCGCTCGAGGGCGCTCCGGAAGTCGTTGAGGTTCATGGTTTCCATGTGAAAACTCCGTTCCTTTCCGCTGCTTGGCGAGGCGAGGAGCACTTGCAGGCGACAAGCCGTAGGCGCACCGATTCGCTTCAGATGCGGACGGCACCGCGTAG